TGTCTTTATATGACCGCAGTAAAGCATGGAAAAATCCTAAAAAAGATAGGACTCCAGTTTCTACTCAAAACCTTACAGTAGTTGCCAAAGATGCAATTCTAAAAGCCGACACCAAAGCAAGACTTGATAAATGTGCTGAGTCTTTAGAAGTCCGTTACACTAATGGACAAATACCACAAGAGGATTATTTAGACCTTTGTGAACTTATCAAAACTAGAAAGGAGGTAATCAAAACATGACAGTAGCTGAGAGTCAGTTTTTTACAACTGAGCAACTGGCTTCAAGATATGGCAAGAGTCCTCAAACAATCAGAAAGTGGAGATACAAAGGCTTTGGCCCTGAGTTCTACGAACTTTCTAAATTAGAAGCTATTTTCGGAGATCCCAGAGTGCGTTATGAACTACATAAGGTGCTTGCATGGGAAGAAGCAAACGGCATTACACCCATTGAACCTTTTTAATTACTATGGCACAAACCGCATTTAACGCAAAACTAAGAATCGTTGATAACAACAGCGACAGGGAAAACGCACCAGAAAGAAACGTAATTATTGACTTAACAGTTGATGAGGCCATGAAGATGGCAAACTGGTTACAAACTATGGTTGATAATGCCCATATTGAGGAAACTAAGATAAGGGTTTACAAAAGCAAATCAGATTATGATGAAGTTGCTGGCTTTTCGATCTGGGGTGGCCTCTGGGGCAACTCAGGTAAGATTGCACCCATGAACCCTAAACCAGCCTCTGAGAGGACTGTAAACGTCAAAGCAAACCAGCGTGAACTTCCAGAGGATTTACCTTTTTGATTATGTACCTAGTAACTTTTCCAAAAAATCCCTATATAGGTCAGATTTTTTATCACCTAGAATCTCAAAGAACTTATGAGTTTTGTGAAACAACAAAAACAGATCACGAAACTGGAAATGTCATTGAGTCCGCCAGTTGGTTTGATATTACAGAAAAGGATCTAGTTCCTTAACTAAGAGGCATGACAACTTATTTCCTGTTAAGTGTATAGCTGCTCTTTTGTAATTTTGTGAACACTTGCCCGTCATGTTCTTACAAACAACTTTATAAAAAGATATGAGTTCCCTTCGAGGATTGTTAAGGGGCAAAAGGTGAGATCCCTTCCATATTGCTTGACAATAAGCGATACAGTCAGTAAGTCCTCTTACTTCTTTCCAAATATAACAAATTTAAAGCGATCCCAAAGGGTCGTTTTTTTCTTGCGTAATTTATTTTCTAACTTAAGAACATAGGCTTGTTGTGAAGCAATTAGATCAAGTGAAGTACTTATAAAATGAGCTTGCTTTGCATTTGTCTGCAAAAGCTTTACTGCATAGGGTTTTAGTAAATTTATGTCCTCTAAGTTATTTATAAAAGTTATAGACTTCTGCACTTCAAACTCACCTTCAAGGCTGTAGGTAGAAGTTAAAGCCTTGATGATATCTCTCATTTCTTTGGAAATAATTGTTTTTCTAAAATATCAACTGCACGATCATCAAGATTATTTGAAGTCTGTTGGCAAATTGATCTGAGCAAGTCCACAATTAGTCTCTTGCAAGTTGTCGTTGTGAGGAAGCGTAATAGTATAGGCTTTAAAATTTTAACCATGATTTGTCCGTTTTTTCAAACATAGCAGAAATTACTGGATCTTGCCTTCTAACCTACTAACCGCCTGTGATAGCTTATTTAATCTGTTATAAATATCTATTATAGTTTTTTCTCTTCTGTTGCTCATATTAGATAGCACCATAACAAAAGCGGTAGCTGCCGCCCCAATTAATGCTGCGTAAACCTCTGGCATTGCTTTAATTAGTAATTATGCTTAGTATGACTAATAAAACTTAATTATGGCAGAGAAAACAGTTGAAAAGAAAAAAGAATTAGAAGATGACAAACCTGACTATCAGGAGAAAATCACCTTTTTAGTTTCTACTGTGGCTCAAGCGTTTATCTTGACTTGGTGTTTATTAGTCTTATCTCTTGGATATATAAAATTACCCAATAAATTATTTGGTATAGATATTCCAGACCAACCAAGAGTGGACAGCACTTTTGCTGCTGGTTTACTTGGTAATATTTTAGGGGGGCTAGGTATTAGTGTTAATGCTGCTCAAGGAGCAAAGAAGAAAAAGAAAGAAGATGGAGATAACGGTGTCAACACTAACAACTCTGGAGGTTATCAAACAATTATTATAAAACAACCTATTGAACTAATCACACAAAAACCTGATGTTATCAGGGCTGATCGCACTCCTCCAAAACAATGAAAAAACTTTTACCTTTTATTATTTTTCTTTTCCCATCTAGTGCTTTTGCCGAGATCACAGCAAAATATGTGACCTCTGCACAAATTTCCATAGACTCGCCTTATGTAATTACTAATGCGGCTCCAAATAGTTACAGCATAAGCGGTAATAATGTCACGACCTCTACAGGATCAGGGGATAGTATTGTTACTAATGGAATTGGTGGTCTTAACCTATCAAGTATCACCAACGGCCTTGCTGGAGTAACCGCCACAAATACCACAGTTACAACTGCTGGTTCAGCATTTTCTCTAAGTGAGTCATACCAAGCTGGGGATGCTACACAATCAGCAATCACTCCATCAAGTGGCATAGCGACATTACCAGTATTAGGTGGACAAACAACAGTGATTTCTGGGGGGACTCTGGGATCTGGAAGCATTAGCAGTTTATCTAGTGGGGTTCATTCTTGCTCTGGAGCATTTGGATCTGGTACTAGCTGCATTGCCTCCACTACTGTCCAAATCGAAATAGATTGAATTTAACTAGATTTTGGCTATTATTAATAATATTATTACCTCTGAGAACCCTTGCTACACCTGTGGTTCCCCAGTTCCGTAGCGGATCATCTACTCAGTCCAGTACTTCGCAATCAGTAATTAATGAGACAATCACTTCGCACCAATACAATTCTGGATTTTCTTACTCAGCATCAGGCCACAATATTGAATCAGCAGATGTTGATGGCTACATCAATCCTTCGACAGTTGCTGGTGAAACTCAAACTCTTAATGGTGTCCAGTTTAGTTGGACTAGCCCTTCACTTGAGGCAGTTCCTAGATGGCGAATAAAAAATGCTGGGCAGAGCTTTTCCCTAGTCGAGTCACTGCAAGGTGCTGGTCTTTCAAACGTAACCACAATAAATCGGACTATAACAACAACTACAACCACAGAAACAACCTCTGTCTTTGGGCAATAATTTTATTTCTTAGCCCTGCAAAAGTTTTAGCCAATACCACAGTCGCCTCGCCGAATAGCTCGGCTCAAGGGGTAGTCAATAATAATGCAACAATGATAACTCCATCAAGCTTGCCCCAGAACCGCT